ACGTACTGAATTTATTATGAAATTAGATGATAAAGAATATAAAGAATTTCAAAAAGAATTAAAAGAACCAGAAAAAGGTACTCCGTTTTTCGGTGCTTTAGGTAAGTCGTTTAAGCCTGAAAGAAGTGGTGCTATATTTTTTGGTAAACAAAAGGAGCTACAAGAAGAATTTGGTTATTCAGCTAAAGATACAAGAAATGCTATAGAGTTAGCTAAAGAAGTTAATTTTGAATTAAAATTAGAACAAGATAAAAATGACAAAAAATTAAGTGATTGGAGAAATGGACAAAGAGGAGAAAGTGTATTATCTCCTTCTGAATGGCGTGAGGCTCGTTCTGCTAAGTATGATAAATATGAAGGTGCAACAATAGCTATACAAAAAGAATTTAAAAATTCTGTACAAGCAGGTGTTCCAGAAGAAAGAGAACAATATTATGACCAATTATATAATGGAGCAAATTCTAGTAAGAGTGGTGTTAATTTATTAATTGCAGAATTTAAATCTATTAAGTTAGAAGAAACACCTGACTCGTCAGATTGGGATAAATACAATGCAGCTAGAAATGATTTTAAAGAAAACATTAGATTAAGGTCAGAAGCACAAGGTGATAATACTTATAATGATTTCATAAGAAGTCTTGAAGCAGATGATACAGAAACAGAAAAAATGTATCAAAAAGCAAGTGAACTTTTATCTGAGTATTGGAGTATAGGTAACAATATTGATAATTTATATGATGCTGGTTTTAGTGCTAGGCAACCTCAAATAGCACAACAATGGAATGACTATTTAAATGCTGATACAGGAACACAAAATCAAATAAGACGTAGTAACCCACAAATAAATACATTAGTTAAAAGACGTAGTGAATTAAGAAAACTATATGTCCAAAATCAAGCACCTATGGGTGCTCCAAATGGAGTAGATGAAACTTTAGCTTTTTGGTATGGAGATTTTTATAGTCCTATAACAGTAGGTGGTAAAGAAGTGATAAGTAGAATTTATGGCAGAGCTCCATCAACAACAGCAATTTCAAACGTAGGGCTCATTCCACGTTGACAACACATGTATACTATAGATTAAATTATATGAGGTATTAATAATGGTTAATCAGGCAGAACAAGACAATACAAGTACCCCTGAAGTTACTCAGGACAATAATAATGGAGATACATTAGTTGATGTAACTTCAGAATTTGAAGGAGCTGATACTTTTACAGATACTTCTGCTCCTACAGAAGAAGTAACTGACACTCCCCCACCACCTGAAAATACAGAGACTCCAACAGAAACACCTGTTGAACCTGTATCTCAGCAAGCAAATACAAGTACAGAAACTCCTCCAGTAACCCCAGTACCTCAAGAAGGCAATCAAACTACAGAAAATAGATTGCGAGAACTTGAAACTAGAAATGCTTCATATGAACAACAGCAACAACAGTCTCAACTTCAATCACAAGCTGGACAGTATGCACAGCAATTAGAAAAACAAGGTTATTTACCAGACCAGGCAAATCAAATTGCCACACAATGGATGGGGCAACAAAGTCGTGAGACACAGATGTTACAACAACAGCAAGAACAAATTAAATATGTTCAAGGTCAATCTGCAGCAGCAGAACATTTTGCTACTAAGTATGACTTGAAGTTAAGCGACCTTTCAGAATTAAAAAAATATGACTCTCCTCAATCTATGGAAGAAGCAGCTAAAAGTCTTAAAGCTAATAGAGCTAAAGATGCTAGAATAGCAGAACTAGAAGCAAAGTTAGTTCCACCACAGAGTTTTGACAGTAGTCAAAGCACACCTGGTGCTTCTAATAGTAATGAGAGTTGGTTAGACAAATACAATACAGGTGACAGAACACCGAACGCACTTGCCGCAGCACGAAGGGCTGCTGGTTTAGGGTCGTAATTGTTTAACAAAAAACAGTGGCACGAAGGGTTACTGAGTTAATTAAAATTTAAGAATTAAATCAGGAGGGCTATCATGGCTCAGACATCGACAACTGGAAATTTAGAAAATGCCCAGAGAATAATACTTAGTTCAGCTAGGTATACAGAAGAACATAATGCACCTGCATTGGCACTTATAGAATCATTTAGTTTACCTAAAGGTGCTAAGACAGTTACCGTTCCTAAAGTTGGCTCAATGACAATGAGTGACCTACAAGACGGAATAGACATTATTGACGAAGAAGATATCGGAATGACAACAGTTGACCTTACAGCTAGTGAGGTTGGAGCTAAAGTTATTCTTACAGATAAACTTGTAAGACAAGCAGCTGACAATGTTTTCTCAATCATTGGAAGACAGCTTGGTGATGGCATGGCTCGAAAGAAAGATAATGATGTCATTGCTCTTTATACAGGATTAAATGGTGCAAGTAACTTTGGAGCTGACGGTAGAAGCATGACTGCTGCTAACGTACATGCAATTATTTCTAACGCTAAAGCAAACAAGTTTGGTTCTCAGTTATATATACTTCACCACCCAAATGCTATTGCAGCTCTATCTAAAGAAGCAGCAACAACTGCAGGCAACAACGCTGAGATTACATCAGGTTGGTCAGCAGATTTGCTATCTAACTTCTATAGTGGTTTACGACCAATTAATGGTGTACCAATCTTTGAAGATGGAAACATTCAAAAGGATGGAAGTAATGACTCAGGGTATGGTGTTATTGCTGACAAGACTGCATTAGCAGCTCTTACTAGCGTAGAAACCAGAACTGAAAGACAAAGAGATGCTTCTCTTAGAGCTACAGAAATTGTAATGACAGCAGACTATGGTGTCTTTGAATTAGATGACACTAAAGGAGCTGCAGTATTGTTTGAAATTGGTGACTTAGCAACTACATAAAGTAGAGGTATAAATGGCAAATATAACTGAACGAAACAAACAAAAAGTAGACTTGGCTAATGCTGGTTTTGCTATGAAATATATAGATGATTGGCAAGCTAAAACTGTTTTATTTAGACATAAGGCTAGTGTAAATATGGAAGGTAAAATTAGTGGAGCAGTTGGTACTACCATAACTGGAGTGCCTGGCAACCCTGATTATGTACTTAGAAAATCTAAAATTGGTTTGTTTCCTTGGAAACCAGAAGAAAGTTGTACGTGCCAATGGTGCAGAGAAACTGATTGGAAAGCTCAAGAACCCACGACTATTAAAGGATTCTGTAATTCATGTGGATTTGAAGCAGAAGCTAAAAATAGTTCTGGTATTGGGGCTAAGTTGGCTTTTCATAAAAAAGCTGAACACCCTGATGTATAATAGAATCCTGAAAGTTGTAAAGATTGACCGAGGCTTTCAGGGTTCTTAAAATAAAATCGGTTGGTCGCAGGGGTAAACCCTGTAAATAAATAAACCTTTAGGAGGTTTGATATGTCTTTTAATCCAGTTCAAGGTGGTCGATATGGTTTTGAAAAAATAACCACGTCTGACCAACGACAAGTTCTCGGTGCAGAAATGGCGTTCCCTGATGGCAGAAAGTTTCGTTATGTAAATAATGGTGGAACTGCTCTACAAGAAGGTAAAGTTGTAGCTTCAGAAGCTGCACTAGGTCATCATGACGAAGACTTAGTAATTACTACTTGTCCTGCAGTAGGAGATACTACTATCAGTGTTACTTTAGAGGATACAGCAGCAGCTAAAGATTTGTATGCAGAAGGATACTTATTCTTTAACTTAGCTAGTGCAAGTTTAGCTCATGAAATGTACAAAATTAAAGGTCATCCTTTGATTGCAAGTACTGGTACTGGAGTAATTACAATAGATGAACCTGATGGATTTCAGACTGCAATAACTGCAGGTACTGATACAGCAGGTCTTATCAAGAGTCCATACAAGGACATTGTTGTTGCTCCTGCTGCTGTTGCAGGTAGATTTGTGGGTGTAGCTGCTGCTGACATAGAAGCTGACTATTATGGTTGGGTTCAGGTAGCAGGTTTAGCTAGTGCTTGTATCGACGGCACTCCTGCAGTTGGTACGCTAGTAGGTTGTAGCTCAAATCACGCAGGTCAACTTCTTGCTGTTGCTGCTGACACTACTCCTGCTCTTGGACGACTACATGGTAAAGCTGGTGTGGACAATGAGTTCCATACTGTAATGTTAATGAATCTATATTAAATTGGATTCTGTTAAACTTTGGACACCTCAAGGTTCTACGTATGTAGGCGGCAATACTGCTGGCTATAACCGAGAAACTGGGGTGTCCATTGTTGTGCATACGTTTCAATTCAATGACCCAGAAACAGGTCGAG